TTATTTTGGTGATGGTATTATAGGTCAAGCTTTACTAGATGGTAATATTGTTATATTAGAATATATTGTTTCTAATAAAGCTGAAGCAAATGGTGCTTCTACATTTACATTATCAGGAAGTGTTGGTGAATTTACTAATGTTACAATTACAACAGACTCAAGTGCTCAAGGTGGAGCAGAGGCACAAACAAAAGAATCAATTAGATACAACGCACCACTACAATATGCAAGACAAGATAGAGCAGTTACAACTTCTGACTATGAAACACTAGTACAGGAGTTATATCCAAATGCTCAATCAGTTTCAGCATGGGGTGGCGAAGATGATGAAACACCTGTTTATGGTGTAGTAAAGATTGCGATTAAAGCAGCATCAGGTTCTACATTAACAGATGCTACAAAACAAAGTATCGTATCTCAATTACGAAAATATAATGTTGCTTCTGTTAGACCAATAATTATTGATCCAGAAACAACTTCTATTATTTTAACTTCAAATATAAAGTATGACGAAAAGGCAACAACAAAAAATACTAATACTTTAAAATCAGAAATTACAACAGCAATTTCAAATTACAATACAAACACATTACAACAATTCGATGGTGTGTTTAGACACTCAAAAATTACAGGATTAGTTGATGATGTTGATAATAGTATCTTATCCAACGTAACAAGTTTATTAGTTAGAAAAACATTTACTCCAACGATAAGTTCATCAACAAGATATGACATTTATTTTAGAAACGGTATATTCAATCCACATACAGGTCACAAGTCAGGTACTGGTGGTGTAATTACTACATCAGGTTTTAAAGTACCAAATGATGAAAAAGTTTATTTCCTTGATGATGATGGTAATGGTAATATAAGAAGATATTATTTTGTAGGTGCTGTAAGAACATATGTTAATACAACACAAGGAACAGTTAATTATACTACAGGTCAAATCACTATTAACTCATTAACAGTTGCATCAGTAGAAAATATAAGAGGCGCTTCATCTACTATTATTGAAGTAACTGTCGAGCCAGCTTCATATGACATTGTTCCTGTAAGAGATCAGATTTTAGACATTGATACAGCAAACTCAACAATCACAGTTGAGGTAGATACTTTCGTAGGAGGTTCTGCTGACGCTGGTATAGGTTATACAACAACATCTAACTACTAATGGCAAAGTTCACAGACAAAATATCTAACCTGATTAATCAACAGGTTCCCGAGTTCGTACTCGAACAACACCCAAAATTTTTAGAGTTCTTAAAAACTTATTATACATTCATGGAGTCAGCTGAATTAGGGGTTACTTCAGTTCAGATAACAGATGGTATTCAATTAGAAACCGAAACAGCTCAAACAAATGAATTAATTTTAGACGGTTCTCGTTTAGATACAGATAAAACACAATTAGATGCTGGTGATAAAATACTTTTAGAAAGCTCTGCGTTTGGTAAGTTTACTAGAGGCGAAACAATAACAGGTCAGACATCAAACGCTACCGCAACTATTCTAGCAGAAGATTTAAATAACGATAGACTTTTTATTTCAGCACAAGATAAGTTTATAGAGGGTGAAGATGTTGTAGGTAATAGTTCAAATGCAACAGCCGTTATTAATAATTATAAACCTAATCCAGTACAAAGTATACAAGACCTATTAAACTTTAGAGATCCTGATAAAGTAATATCTAATTTTTTAACAAAGTTTAGAAATGAGTTTTTAAATACATTACCTGAAACTTTGAGTAACGGTGTTGATAAAAGAAAATTAATTAAAAATATTAAATCACTTTATCAAGCAAAAGGAACAAATAGAGGACACGAATTATTTTTTAGATTGTTATTTGGATTAGAATCTGAAACAATTTATCCAAGAGAAAATATTTTAAGAGCATCAGATGGTAAATGGGATACAAGAAAGATATTAAGAGCTATTGGAACAACCGGCAATACTTTAGATTTAATAGGTCGTACAATAGAAGGTGAAACATCAGAAGCAACAGCAATTGTAGAAAATGTGTTTAAGTTTCAAATTGGTGCTAACGAAGTTACTGAGTTTGTTCTAAATGATGATACTCTATCTGGTACTTTTCAAACAAGTGAAGTTATTAGAGGTACAGAAAATGATGACGAAGACATTTACATAAAAGCAGTTATTACAGGTATTCCATCAACACCCTCTATTACAAATGATGGTAGTTTATATAGTGAAACTGATTCAGTTACAGTTACCGGTGGAGGACAAAGTGCAATTATTCAGGTTGATGCTATAGGTAGAGGTGGTATAGAAGAAATTATTATTGACAATGCTGGTTCTGGCTATGAAATTGGTGATGACTTAGTTTTCACAAATACTGATACTGGTGGAGGTTCAGCAACAGCAAAAGTATCAGTTGTTAATGGTGGTATTGCTCCTGAAGCAAATACAACTGGAATGGACGCAACAGATCATATCGTATTAGAAGACGAAACCACAAGAGGTGATTCTTATACAGGAAATAAAATTGTACAAGAGAGTAATACAGGATCAGGTGATGTAACTGATATTAGAATTATATCTAAAGGAAATAATTATCAATCATTGCCGTCTGTTGAAGTAGATGACACCAATGGTTCTAGTGCTATTATTTATGCATACGGAGATCAGATAGGTAGAATACAAAGTTTAAAAGTATTATCATCTGGAGCTGGTTATGAGGCTTCCCCTACTCCTCCTACATTAGCACTTCCGAGTTATTTAATTATAGCTAATGTATCAGGAACATTTATTGCAGGAGATACAATAACAGGTTTGGATACAAGTTCTACTATTGTTACTGCAACAATTGTATCTTATTCATCTAATACTGGTATATTAAAAGTTTCAAGCCCAACTGGTCAGTTTGCCGAAACCACAACTATAACATCAAGTAACTCATCAACGGCTACTGTAAGTAAGAATAATTTAGGAACAGCAACAATTAATGTTGGTGCTGTAATTGATACAGATGGTACTTACATAAACCAAGATGGTCACGTTTCTGAAACATCAATGCGAATACAAGATAGTTTGTATTATCAAGATTTTTCTTATGTTATAAAAGTTGGACGTACAATTAATGATTGGCGAGATAGCTTTAAAAAGACAGTTCACTCTGCTGGTTTTTATTTTACAGGACAAGTTAATATTGAAACAACGGTATCTGCAGAGATACAAAGAACAATTGGTATTAATTCAAATACAGATTTTGAACAAGTTGCCGTAATAGTAAATACATTATTTTCAACAATCTTTGGAAGAAGATTAGGAACAAATACTGATGGAACAACTTTAAGAGTAACTCCACAATTAGGTGTTGATCCTAATTTTGATGATTCAACGAGCGATCACTTTACATCTAATACAAGAGATTTAACGTTGACACAATCAATTACTTTAAGAGATATACTAATAAAACAATTAACAACCATTAGAGGAAATAATACAAGATATGGTGTTCCTGTTGCAGGTCCTACATTAAAAAGTATCAACCAATTAATTTTAGGACAAAACTTTGCTAATCAAGTGACTATCGCACAACTAAATGCGTTAACACTAATGGGAACAAAAAATACAAGTATAGATGGTGAACCGGTATTATTATCAGATTATCCGTTTAAATTAAAAACTAATTTTGCTATACCATCTGAAATATGGCAGATATCTGGTAATACTTTTGATGAAACTTTAACAACATTTGACCAGACAGATGTTAAATTTGATGTTGCATAAAAATGATTATAAATAGTAAAGAGAAATTAGTTATAACAGTAAATAATGAATTAAAACGTGTTAAACAAGACTATGAAATAATAAATGGTCAGTTAGTTTTTAAACAAGCACCTGAACCAAATGCTAAAATAACTGTTATAAAAAAAGTAGAAGAAAAGTAAAATGGTAAAACAAATAATTAACATAGGTAGTACAGACAATGATGGAACAGGTTCTACTATTAGAGCTGGCGGCGGTATAGTTAATGATAACTTTACAGAAGTTTATTCAACACTTGGTGATGGTTCAACTATCACTTTTGATCTATCTGGTGCTACAAATGGTCAAGCACTAATTTACAATAGTGCAACAAGTAAATTTGAACCAGGTACAGCAAGTGTTTCTTCAGCATTTACAATCGCAGGAGATGGTGGTGTAAACCAAACAATCTCAACAAGCGATACTTTAACTATACAAGGTGGTACTGGTATAACTACAACAGGAGTTGATACTGATATTCTTTCAGTCGCAATTGACAGTTCGGTTGCAACACTTACAGGCTCACAAGTTTTAACAGGCAAAACTATTAATGGACCAAATAACACTTTAACAAATATCGCTAACGCTTCATTAGCAAACGATAGTGTCAGTTTTGGTGGTATATCTTTAGACTTAGGTGGAACAGACGCCACTCCAGCATTTGATTTATCAGACGCAACAAATTATCCAACATCTTCATTAACAGGAACAATTACAAATGATCAATTAGCTGGTTCTATTGTTAACGCAAAATTATCAAATTCATCAATTACAATTAGAGATGATACTTCAACCGAAGATGTTGTTAACTTAGGCGAAACATTAATTATAAATGGTGCCGGTGGATTAGTAACTTCAGTTTCAGGTAATACTTTAACATTAACCCAAGCAAGTGCCTCATTAACCTACACATCTGGTGCAGCTGTAGGTGACGGATCAACAACAGCATTCACTATAAATAGTGGTAGAGCGGTTGCTGATATATTTGCAATAGTCAATGGTATTGTTATGGTTCCAACAGACGATTATACAATTTCAAGTACAACATTAACTTTTGCATTAGCTCCATCAGCTTCGGCAGAAATACAATTTAGATATTTACCAATTTAAGGATAAGATATGGGAACAATTACACAATCAATAGCAAATAATTTAACAACCGGTTTAGGTGGAGCTAGTGGTATCAACTTTAGAAACATCATCATCAATGGTGATATGAATATTGCTCAAAGAGGAACTTCTACTGCTTCTATTACAACTGATGGTTATTATACTGTTGATAGATTTAATTTTGAAATAGGTGGTTCCAGTGTTTGGACACAATCTCAAGCCTCAGATGCTCCTTCAGGACAAGGTTTTACTTATTCATTAAAAATGGATTGTACAACTGCTCAAGCTTCTCCAGCAAGTAATGATATAATTTTGGTAGGACAATCTGTAGAAGGATTTAATTTACAAACAATCAAACAAGGTACATCTAATGCACAATCTACTACCTTATCTTTTTGGCACAAACATACAAAAACAGGAACAAACATTGTTGAGTTATTAGACGCAGATAATTCTAACGCAGTAAGTGGTTCATACACACAATCAGTATCAGATACTTGGGAAAAAGCAACAATAGCTTTTCCAGCAAATACATCAGGCACTTACGGCAACGACAGTAATAGGTCATTAAGAATAAGATTTATAATGGGAGCTGGTTCAGATTACACTTCTGGTACACTTGCTACAACTTGGCAAACAACTGTTACAGACGCAAATAGATATGTTGGACAAGTAAATAATGCTGACAATACAGCAAATAATTTTAGTATTACTGGAGTACAATACGAAGTTGGAACAACAGCATCTGATTTTGAATTTTTACCAGTAGATGTAAATTTAAGAAGATGTCAGAGATATTATCAATTAATAGCTGATGGAAATGGTAAAAGTTTTTGTTTAGCTGTAGCAGCTAGAACAACATCTTATGTAGATTTAGTTTATCCTTGCACAGTACCTATGAGAACTCAACCAACATTAGATGTTGTATCAGGAACAGATTATTATTATTTTTATGGTTTAAATAGTGGTTATGATAAAATAACTGCTCCTTCAATCGGTTCTACTTATATTTCTGGAACTACTT